CCCTCCCTCCATGTTCAAGATTCCTTGACGGGTGTGGGGGATTGGGAGGGAGGTTTGGAGGGAGGGAAGGGGGAGGGCGGAGCAAGCACGCACCGGTATTAATCAGTCCCTTTTACTTCGTCAACCTCAGCTGCGGAGGGATTGGGATCTGGTTTTGTTTCGACAGAATCAGCACTTTTCTTCTCCGGAGCAAGGCCAGATTTCTTGGCCGGCGCAGATTCTGCTTTTCTCTTGGCTAATGCTGCATCAGTGAGCTTTTGGATTTCTGCATCAACCAGGATAAATTTTTGACCTTGAGCATTTAAATAAACCAGATCTCCATTTGGCCGGCGGGTCCAATCAAGGGGCTCACAATCAGTGAGCGCTTTGATCAGTCTGCGGTCAGCTTCAAGTTTTTGTTTTTCCATAGGTTATTTACTCCCGATATGAAATCCAGCATCTTCGATCGCAACACCAGTGGAATAAGCAGCAGCCACAGCTACCAGAGCTTGAATCAACTGCCAGGCGTTAATTTCACCAGTAGCGAAAGCAGCAGCTGCGGAAAGCGCAGCGATGGCTGCAGCCCAAAATTTCCTGGAGTGTAGAACTGCTTTAATCTTGTTGATACCCTCCGTGATGCCAGCCTGAAGCTGGCTCACTTCGGGTACTCCGGCATCCGCTCCTGCGGATGCCGGTGAAGTTTCTTGATACATGGTTTCTCTCTTTCTCTTTGTGTCTTTAGGTCAAATAACCTCAAAACAGCCATCTAGAAGCATTTAGAGCCTTTCAAAAATCAAAAGGCATATATTGATACCTTTAGATTCAATAAAGCGATTTTTCAAGGGTAAAGTGACCATTTTTTAATTTGATGATTTTCAAAACAAAAAGTCTTATTTGATCTCGATTTTTTAATGGTTGGCAAGTGATACTCCCCTCCGTTCTTGCGCCCTGAAGGCGCAGAACTTCGGGGATCTCCGCTACCTGCTCTCGCAGGCTGCTACGAAGCGCCCATCCAAAAGCGTTTTTTTGGGTGAATTTAATCAGTCTTGCATAAGACCTCCCGATCCCCTCCCCTTGTCCCCTAAAGGGGATCTTCGAGATTGCGGGGAGGGGAAGGGTACTACCCGAACTGATGGCTGAAGGAGACCGCCTCGGTTCGGGTATCTCCACCCCCTGCGCTCGCAGGGGGTTCCGAAGGAGGGTTGATACCCATGGAAAACTGGGTACGCGTGCGCTGCAGGTGGGCGCGATATTGGCCATAAATTAAGCTCGGTAATCGAAATTGGCGCGAGCTCCAAAGAAAGTAAAGACTGTAGTTGCTGCACAGTCAACCACTAGCTTTAACACAAAAGCCGCGGCATCATCGATCCACTCGGGAGTCGTGAGAGTGACAGTCATGACATGGTCGGTGTCATAAAAGCGAAGTGTGCGCCGGCCGCAGCTGCTTTTTTGAAGTCCATCTTTTGAGGGGTGGATTTGTCATTCTGCCAGTGAGAGCAGTCGATACCAAGAGTAGTGATCATTGCATTAAACCTCTTTCGGAAACAGATAAGAGAGAAGCGGACGCCCGAACCGCGACCTGAGCGCCTAAGGCGCGAAGGCGGCGAAGCGCATGCGCGAGCCGAAAAGAGCGGGCGGGCAGGGACGCGCAGCAAAGATACAAGGTGTGTTCTAAAAAATTATGAAATCGGAATTTCTCCGATTTGAGCCGGAAATTAACTAAGTTAACGAGTTGTGTTCTATTTTGCTGCTGCCCCTTAATATTAATTAATATATATAGAGCAGTAGCAGCAGAGGAAGAGAGAAAATTTACTCTTGAAAAATCGGAGTTTTTCCGATTCGGAGTTGTTCTATCCAAATCAAAAACCGATCGGTTTTTGATATGACATTTGTTTACGATCGGAATGGAAGAAAGTAACATTTGCTTTACCATCCCTCGTCCATGTCTGCCAGTGGATCTGTGGCCTGAATCACGAAAGTGGGCGCGGACACTGACCAGTCTTGCTGATCAAGGACCGCGCAGAGTGCAGCGCTGATCAGTAGGTCGTCATGCACCAGTTCGCCGCTGTTGGGCGATCTGGTGCCATCCGGGACGCCCCACTTCACGCGCTTTTGAGGTCCTGGCAGGATCTCGAATTCGCACATGCTGACCTGCTCCCAAAAAGTGGGGCTGCTGTCAGTGTGTTCTTTGAAGCGGCCTGAGTCGATCAGACCCAGGAAGTCCCACAGTAAAGCACTCTTGGTGCTCATGTTGAAGTCAAAGGGTATGACCTTTTCACCCAAGGCAGCAGCCAGGAAGGAGCTCAACCCTGCCCCTACACCGGTAGCGTCCACCACCAGAAAGCGGATATCGAAAAGTTCAGCGATCGCTTTTAATTCACCGTACAGGGTGGAGTGTTTGACTCCCACCCATTCCTTACGAAACACAGTTTTATAAGTGGGTTTGGCTATGATCGGATCGTCAACGCTGCTTAAGTCCACCTCGAAGATTGTCAGTGAGGTACTGTCGCGTTTGGGGTTGGCCAGTTCCTGGTCTCCGGAGAGATCTTCTGGATCGGCGATAATGGCTTCATCCTCGCCGGCCACATCCAGCGTCATGGCGTAAAGTTTTTCTTCTTCGGGCGCTGCGGCCGGCAGGTGTTTTCCCTGCATCAGGGCGCAGCGCTCCGGCGGGAAGAGTCCACCTTCCGCGTCTATTTCTTCGCTGAAGTATTGGGTTTTCACCATGGGGTGCTGCCGTCCAAGGCGTTTAACCTGGCCATCAACAAAGTCACCATAGGCAGGGACCTCAGCTCTTACATCGTTAGCAGTCAGCACGAAAACCCTCCGGATCCCGTCTTGTTTTTCTGCTTTCCTGGCTGCTTTCAGCTCTCGAGCTAGCAGCGTGCGGGAGGTCCAGGCTGTGCCCCAAAATACCCGGGTCGCGTTGGTCGATGCTGCCATGGGCGCGATGTCCTTGTCGAACTTGGCCGGCAGCACGTCTTGTGCTTCGTCCACCTCGAGCAAAACATTCGCGGTAGCTCCCACTATGTTGGATCTCGGCTGCCCAGAGAAAAATAAATTCTCGATGTACAGAAGCGAAATATATAACCGGATTCTTTGAGAAAGTCTTGGGCGGTCAGCTTGTTGGATTCCAACACGCGCTCGAGCCGGCGCATAGCGTTCAAGGTCTGCGGCTTCCAGGTCGGTGAGACCTTGACCATCTCCGCGCCATGGTGCATGTAGAGACACAGCAGGTAGGCTTCGATGTGGGCCTGCAGCTCGTTCTTGCCGGACTGCCGAGGGAACATGATCACGAAGGTCCTTCCGGCTTTGGTCTTGATGCTTTCCAGTATCGCGTAGAAGGGCGCTTTCTGATAGTCGCGCAGCGTGATGGGTGTGGCTTGCTGCACAAATTCGGCAGGGTCCATTAAGCATTGTTGAATCACCTTCACCAGCTGGCGATCTCGCTTCGATTTTTCCGGATTCATTCTTGATCATCTGGACCCTAACCAAGCAGCGATCGCCGCGGCGATCAAAGTTAAAGCAGCCTGGCCGGCTTGAAAGATAGTCGTTGATGTCTTGTTGGAAACCACAGAATCGTCGACGATGCGGATGCGCTGTTCGTGGTCGTCCATCAGCCGGCGGGCGTTCTGCAGATCAGATCGGATCTGCTGAAGCTTTTCCGTTTCCAGTTCTTGGTGATGGTGTAATTCCTTCTCGATCCGCTGAAAGCGAGACTCTAAAGAATCTTTGAGTCTTTGAAACTGTTCGTGTAATAATTGGGCTTGTAAGTCTTCCATCCCTCTCCAGTTCATCAAGTGCTATTTTTAGGCAGCGTTTAATTCGTGATGGGTTCGCCGAGTCCAAGTTCATGGCTGATACCTCCGATCGCTTCTGACAGAAGATCAAGCACAGAAGAGCCGCCACCGGAAACCACCTGTTGAGTCCTGATCAATGCAGCCAGTCGGGTGGATGCAGCACCCAAAGTGTTGAGCGTTTTGGACCATTGGTCAAGTGTTTGCTTGTCGTCGTCGTCAGCATATTCAAAAACCCGCCGGATGATCACGCGCAGCAGTGCGATCTCATCCTCCAATCCATCACCCAGGGCGGTATCAAGATCTTGGATTTCCAACGGCCGGAAGCGCTTGGAATAAAACCCGTGCTTGAACGCATTCCAGTTTCCGTCTTGCGCCCCTCTTTTTCTTCTCGTGTTGTTCATCTGTCTTTAACTTTCTCTAAAGTTTTCGGCAAGCCGGCCCGGGCGGGCGAAGGGGTTCCGCGACCCATTTCTCTCCCCCTAGCGGGAGGAGAGACAAAGAGAGGGGGGAGAAAGTATTCCGCTCCCCAGCCCGGCTCTTGGCCGTCTTTCCAGCGCCGGCCTGCCTTGTTTGTTCTGTCATTGAGAACTAAGCCAATATCGCTACCGAAGGCTCTGTCATACTGAGCGAATCGACTGGGAACCATCCCCTTCAGGGGAAGTATCTCGGCTTGATCTCCGTTAATTCCATAAAAATTCTTTCGGAAGTCCTCATTATCCAAAAATTAGTACATTTGTACTATTTCCGACCCAAAGGATACCCTTCCCCCTGCGGCATTACAACCTGTCAAAATATGAATCCCCCAAAATGTCATTGCGAACCCGAAGGGTGACTGGGAACCGTCCCCTTTAGGGGAAGCAATCTGTATCGAGTGATCAATCACTATTGCGCAAATTCAGGTATTTGGAGGATGCGTTGACGCAAATCTATTTCCCGCCATATAAGTAAAATTCACACTGATTTACGATCTG